AGCAGTTTGCCGGCCCGACCGCTTCGTAGTTCGCCGCCGGGGGTCGCGCTAATCGTTATTCGCCGGCCCGACGTATCGGGGAAAAGTTCCGCAAACGCGGGCGCGTTGACTTCCACCAATCGACACCCAAGGCTAAGGCTTTGGGCTTGGTCCATTTGATCCCAAACCATGCCGCCAAATTCTTCTGCCACTATATCGCCGGTTATCAATACCAGTTCTACCGATATCTGTTCCCATAGCCCTAATGGGATTCCGCCATACGGCCAAATTCCGCTAGCCAGCCCGCCTATAGTCGGGTCGGCCACAATGTACCCCTGTAGCCGGCGCTGCAACTGCACGCGCTCTTTTACTTCGTCTAGCGTCGTGCTACTCGATAGGGGCGGGAATGTGCTGGCCATTATATGCGCTCGGCTTCTTCTTCGACGGTATCGGCTAGCAACCGTTCTAGTTCTTGATTAACCCCGATAAACTGGCGCGTTTCTAGTTGCGTTACAAGTTCGGTCTTTTCTAGCAACGCCGATAGTTTATCACGGTAGGGGGCGCCGGCGTCGGTATTGATATACGCGGCAATGTTCGATTTTGCGCCGTCGGTTACGGGTTGGCGGCTTTCCAGCCCGAAGTTATGCAACGGGGCGTATTCAGCCGCGGCGCCGCCTACGCCGATTTCTACGAACGGTTCGCCGCCCGTGGCCGAAATGGTTTGGGTTTCTATCGACTTTTCGAGTAGCCCGGTATCCTTTAGCGCGGGTTTGTTGATAAAGCGCCGATCAAGGGGCGCGGTTGCGCCGCGGTTGAAATCGGCAAGGGCCCCGGCTACGTTTAGGATCGGCGCCGGGGAACCGGGATACCGCACCGGCCAGATTTCCGACCCGAACCGTTGCAGCTTGAAAGCCAGTTGACTATAAGAAACGGCGACTTGGCCCAACACTTCCAACAAATCGCCGGGGTCTTGTATCAACCGGTCTATTTGTTCTTCGGTCGCCAAGGTAGTTACTCGGGCGCATTACGTAGGTTGCCGTCGGGGATAAGATCATCAAGCGGCCCTTCAAATTCTTGGTGTTCTTGGTAACGCGGAACCTTCGGCCGCATGCCGAAAGACGTTTGCGGCGTTATTCGGTTGTTGTGGGTCGTATGGCGGAATGTGGCGTTGATTTCTTTTAGCCATGCCGCGTAATCGTCGGCGCCGCTTGTTTCTTGTTTGCGCCGGATTAGCCACAACTGCACGCCGCGCACCGTTAGCGCAATGTGTTGCGCGTCGGTTTCGTCAAAGGCCACTTGCGTATATGTAAGCCAATCGGCGGTTACATCGGTAACGCCTAGTTCCAGCATTACGTCGTCCACGGCGGCCGGTGACACTGGCGCGTCGTTGGTCAAATTTGATAGCACATTAAGCGCCACCCGCGCCTTCACGGCATCACCTAAAATTGACATTATGGCGGTTCCGGTACGTTATTGCCTACCGCAACGTGCGGCATTTGTCGGCTGTAATGGTCTACTACCATTTCTTGGATATAGGCGGCGGCCCCGACGGTATCCGTAACCTTGAAGAAATCGCCAAGCCCATTATCTACGGTGCCGGCCCTAAATGGGATTTGGCCGGGTATCAAACCCCATTGGTTCCCGTCTACCGGGATAAGATTGCGCCAGATAAAATCATCTAGATAGACGCCATCCGACGCCAGGGTAGGCGTAACAGTAATAACCACTTCTAGGGCTTCTTCCGCGAAGTTGTTGTAGTAGGCGTCCGAAGTGTCGTTACCCGTGCCGGCCGCGCCAATAGTGCCCGGCCATTGTGTTACCACCCACCCGCCACTTTTGGCTTTTGTGGCCGTACTGGAAACCGACCCGATATCAACAGCAACGGTTCCCGTCCATGCGCTTTTAGGCTTGTGCGCGATTTGTGAGAAGAACGCCAGAATTTTAGACAACCCGATGGCGTTTAAGTCGATGCGTTGGGTTAGCGTTACCGCGCCGGCGCCGGTGTAGAGCAAAGAAAACCGTTCTTCGTCGCCGCGGGTAGGCGGCCAATAAATGGCCGTCGGATCGGTCAAGCCGCTTTCAAAGCTGAAATCAGCGATTGTTCCGGCGCCGCCGATTTCCCAACCGGGGATACTATCCGGGCTTGCTTCGTCGCCGCCCGGCGTATCAAACCCGCCGTTAGTGACTAGCCCGCCTTCGTCGATTTCACCGAAAGCGGTAAGGTTAGCCGACAACCCCGATCCTAGCCGCTCGGCGCCCGAAGGGTCTACCGGCTCGGCCAGCATAAGGAAGATTTCCTGATTTCGAATCGCGTTGGTGTTCGCGTCTTCGACACAATAGAACTTTTTGGTTTCAGGCGCCGTGTTCGTCTGGATTTCTTCGCCTTGGTCGTTGACCGTAACCCGGAATAGCTCACCGTCACCAATAGCGGCCGTCGTTTCGTCGCTAAGGGTCGGCGTCGGTGCCGCGGCCAGCGTAAGCGACCGGCTAAGAACTGTAAGCGGGGGCGCGGCGATAGAACGCCAATACTTGATAGTCCCGCTGATTTGATCCTGTACGCTGGCCGTTTCGGGTTCGCCGGCAAGCCGCCCCCATCGGGCAAAATGGGCGCCTAGCGCGTCGGAAAATCCGCCGGTGCCGGCGGCGATATAATCGCCAATGTCGGCGCGGTCGGCGCCAAGGCCGCTTGCTACTTCGTCGGCGCGTTCGGCAAAAAGCAAATCAAGCGCGGCTTCCTGAAGCGCGGGGTACGTCGTTTGTAGCCCGCGCTTGAACTTATACACCGCTGCTAGGGCGGTCATTTCCGCGACTAGTCGCGCTTCGGATGCGGCCGGCATGGGTTCCCCTTACTTTTCGCGTACGGCGTCGGCGGCCAGTTGCGCCCGCGTGGCCGGGTGATTTGCGGCTTGTTCGAGTAGATCGGTATGGACTTCGCCCGGCGTTTTCGTTCGCTTTACTGTCAACTTTAGCCGGCTAAGGATTGCATCGGGAATAGGCGCCAATGTCGGCGGCATGCGGATAAATTTGGGGCCGGCGCAGTACTTCGGTTTCTCGGCGGCCGGTAGCATGTAAATATAACAGGCTACCGGGTGGTCGGTCTTGTCTTGGCGGTACGTAGAAACCATTTTTTCGAGTTGCCGCGACCATTCTTCAGATTTGCTATTAAGCACAATCCGGCGGGATTTCGGCCCGTTGCCGATCATACGTACGACCAATTCGTGGGCGTGTTTTTCGATCAATTCGATTTGATGCGGCAAAAGGTATTGAACGCATCCCATAGTGCGGTTGCGAATCATCGTAAGGCCGCCGCCCGGCGGGTCGCTTACCACTTCGGAAATACGCGGGAAAGCTACCCCGCCCACCGTGAAATCAAAACGGGGCGAAAGGTCGGAAACGCCGACCCAATACGGCGCGGCATTAACCGGCACGTTGTCAAAATCTGGCAAGTCGATTGCTTCGGCCATCGGTCTAATTCTCCCTATTGGGGTAAGTGCGCCGGGGGCCGCCTATCAAGGCGGCCCCCATATAGTAGGGCGTTAGCTTAGGCCGTGCCCTTGATGCCCATAACGGGCAAGTTTTGGCCGAAGCCGGACCACTTCTCAAAAATCATTTCCTCTTCGCCCTTCTTGGCGTGCGCCGGCGAATTCGTATGATCGAAGAAGTATTCCTGCAAGGCCATAGCTTGATGCTCGAACATGAACGGGATTCTATACCCCTGCAAGAAGCAATAAATCTCGGTTGCGACGGTAAGCCGTGGCGTACCCCACAACTGAATATTGATACCGCTATCTTGAAAGATGTTCGAAATGCTGGCGTTTGATGTGGCCGAAGACGCCGCAAAGGGTTGCGTTTGCAGGTTGAAGGCTTCGGCCGCCGCTTCGTAGATCGAAATCGGGTAAACAATCAAAATTCCCCGCTCGACTTCGCCGGCTTCGTGGATCGGCTCGCCTTCGGTCGGATCAAGAAACGATAGAAAGCGCGGGATAATCCCGCCCATAACCGCCGACCTAAACCCGGTTCCCGTTGACACGGTAAGACCGGAAACAATGTTGCCGTCCGTAACGCCGAAGCGGTCGGCGCCGGCGCCGTCAACGGTTGAAAACGCGCCGACGCCATCGGGCGCAAGAAGCCCGGTGGACGGCAAAAGCCTATCGTCCACGGTGCCGGTTACTTGCTGGAAGAAGACGCGAACGGGGTACGTCGCAAAGCGCTTGCCGGCGTATTGGGCGTCGGATTTCAAGTCGCCAAGGTTGCCGAGTTCCCGATGCATCCGGTTGTACTTGACGGCCGACGTTTGGCGCCGGTTCTCGGTCGTGAAGGTCTTATACCGATAGGTCTTGCTATCGGGTTCCTCGCCCCACGGGGTATCCGACGGCATCGGGGCCGGCTCGTCGTAGCCCCACAATTCTTGTAGGTTATCCGAAGGGATACCCATTTGCATAACACCTTGAAGGCGGCTTTGCTCGCGCTCTACGTCCATGCGCCACGTATCCGCCATATCTTGGCGAATAGCACGCTTCAAGGTTTCCTGTGCCATAACGGGCGCTGGCATCGTTTCTAACTCCTAAATAAAGTTCGGTTGTGTTTTGCTCGGGGGTCGAACCCTTGCCACCTATACCCGTTATTACGGCGCGGTGGGATGTGCCAGCCGTTCGAAGCGGTCGAACATAACGACATCAAAAAGCGAACCCCTTAGCTTAGTTGTGCGGCCGAGGGGGTATTGGCCGGTGGCCGCGGTAAGCGTAAGATCCGCAAGGTTATCTGTCCCGACGGCCAGATATACGTACTTGTCGATATGGGCCGCGGTACTGGCGCCGGCTACTGCCACGTCGCGCAACTCAAACTGCCCTTCTTCGATAACCACTTTGGGAACTTCAGGGGTTGCGCCGTCGTCGCCCGTAATTGCTTGCGGGCGCCCGCCGGCCGCGTCGGTCGTACCGTTGCCGGCATCGACGGCCAAGCCTAGCGGGATATCCCCGGCCGCGGCTGAAATGTCGGCTTCCGCGCTTGTCGGGTCCAGATACAGAAACGCGCCAAGGTAAGCGGTAAAGCCGCTTTCTACGGCATGGTGGCGAAGGCGGGTTTTGTCTTCGTCCCGCGACATGCGGAACGTGTTAAGGTTGGGTGCGGTCAAGGCCGCCATTTGTCAAATCTCCAAAAAAGACGATTAAGCCGGCCTTATCCGGCGGTTTTGTACTTTTCGCGCTGTTCGTCGGTTAGCGCAATCGCGCCGTTTTCCTCAAGTGCCCGCATAACGTGGCGCTCGGGGTCCAGACTGTAGCCGCTCTTTTTCATGGCTACGGCTTCTTGATACATCTTCGCGCCGGCGGCCTGGATTTCCGGCGAAAACTGGCGAAGAAAGGTAAGGGCTTCGCTCGATTGCGACGGCCGCGGCATAGCTTCGTCGTCAAATGACGCGGGCGGCGCGGTAGTAACCGATTTGCCGCCGGTAAGCTGGTACGCGGCGGATTTGCGAAGCCCCTTGATATAGGCGGCTAGCGCTGGCTTCCCACCGGTTTTCAAAGCGTGCGCGGCGTCGGCTTTGATTTCCTTCGGCACGAATCCGTAATTTGCCATGCCATTAGCGAACTTGACCAACTGGCCGGCTAGGCGGCCTTCGGTGCGCTCAGTTCTTAGCGCGGCTTCGGCCTTGCGGCGGGCGGCCCGCTCGGTTGCCAGCATTTGCGCCAGTTCCGACGCGCTATAATTGGCACCAAGCATAATATTTACTTCGTCTTCGTCTTCGTCGTCTTCGATTTCTTCCGCGGCTTCTTCCGCGGCTTCTTCGCCGCCGTCGTCTTCGCCCGGCACAATGTCGCCGTCGGGCATATCAAGGAGCGCCGTCAATTCGTCGTCGGCTTCAACGTCTACGGGTTCAAGTTCGGGAAGGTCCGCGGGCGGCGCGTCTTGCAGTTCTAGCGCGTCGTCGGTTACTTCTTCGTCTTCTTCCAAAAGGGCGGCGTCGTCAATATCGCCGGCGGCTTGCAGCATTCGCGCCATTGTCCCGCCCTTCGGGCCGGCTTCGCCGTGTGGCATGTTTCTACCCTCGTTACAAGCGTAAACAACGGCTTTGCCCCGCCGTGCTACCGCACGATACAAACCCGCCGGCGCCGTCTTGGCCGCGGCTTCGGGGTTGGGAACCTCTTTACCTATTGTAATCATAGGCAGGCGAAAGTGGGGCGTTTGATCGCTCATAAGCGCCACGCCTTGCACTTCGTGTTGGGCGAAGTCGTACACTTCGGCGCTAAGATACGCCAACTTGCCCGCCCGGATATCCGCGTAGACGGCCGGCGGAACCCACCGCAAGAACCCGAACATCGTAGGCAGTTCTACGCCTTGGTATTTGTAGGTCTTTACGGCGTTGTAGGTAATGCGGCCGGCGTGTTCTCTGTCCACCCATCGGCCGTCGGGCGTCAAATGGTGCCCGATATGTAGCGGCGAGAAATACGGCCCATTCTTCGCCCGGTACTGGTTAAGCTCCACGGCCTTGTTTAGCCAGCCGGCGTCTACTTCAAAGACTTCTTCGCTACCGTCCGGGGCTTTCTTTACTACCGGGTGCGCGGGTAGGATCGGAAGCGGGCCAATGTCCCACGTTCCGTCGGCATTTTGCCGGGCGGTGTAATCGCCGCCGGGCATCGTTGTTTTTTTCGTCGTCGTCATAGGCTAGAAGTTCGGGTGTTTCACAAACCCCCGCGGTATTTTGGGGTTTGTTAGGCTCCGATCTAGGTTTCCGTGGGTGTCTATAAGACCTAGTGCGCGTAATTCGGCGCGGCTTACTAGCCTAACGCTACATCGGCAGTTGTAGCCATTAGGCGGCAAGATGTCAACCCAACCCGGCCAATCTGTAGCCGCCATAAATCCCTCTAGGGCCGCGTGATTCTCGGGGCTTCGCTGGCCGTCGCGTACGTCTACGTCCCCGGCGGTTACGTATTCCATCGCCGGGAAAGACTCCGACATTTGCCGCGCTTGGGCGAATTTGCCGCGGTTTATAGCCGTGCTAGTGTTGGTTCTTAGCACCGTTCGGGCGTACGACTTGGAGAAATCGTCGGATTCGTCGGCTATCAGTTCGGCTACTACTTCGTCGGGTACGCCGTCTACTATAGCTTGCTCTACTAGGTCTTTTACTCGCGCCGTTATGGTTTCATTTGGTGCGCGAGTAAGGGCAAATCCGGGGTTTACCGGATCGCGGTATATGGCGGCGACTTCGGCGGCCGTGTCGGCATCGACCACGCCGCGGGCTACTAGATCGGCTATCGCATCGCGCAAGGGTACGTTAGGCAGTTGCGGCTTACGCCGGTGTAGCGTCGGCCGCCCGGCCAGCGTACGCCGCTCGGCGGCGCGTACTTGCCGGCGCCCGGCCAAGTCGGCCAGCGTGTTGATATCGGCGGAAACCTCGGCTAAGGCTAGATCGGCCTCGGCTACTTCGTCGTCGGTTACTTCGCCGGTTAGCCCTTGCGCGGTCTTCAGGGTAAAGAGCCGGATAGCGGCTAGCAGTTGGGAAAGCCGGAAGCGCATTTTAAGGGGCCGATTTCTGCACTAGCATTACTCGCATTTGCCGCAAAGCGTGCCGTTCCCTAGTCGTGCCGTATATCGGCCGTTCGCCGGCCGCGTTCAAATCCCAAGGCTCGGACACAAAACCGAGAGACTTAGCTTTTAGGTAAACGTCTTCGCCTAGTGCTTTTACCGCTCGATTGTCGGCGCCCGAGCGGTGCCGCCGTTCTCGTTCTAGTTCTTCTTGGGGGGTAAGGGGTGCGCGGGTACCCCCTAACGGTACGGTTCCCTTCTTTTCGCCTTCGCCGCCGCTGCTACCCGTTGCGGCGAACTTGCCGTCTTC